GTAGCTGGGTTATCAGCTTCATCTTTTTCCATTTTATCAAAACTAGTTATATTTAACTTAGTTGGATCAGTATCCATTGTTTCAACAAATGGTACATACTTTGGAATAGAAACATAATTATTATAACTGTAAACAGTTTTAACTCTTAATTTCTTTCCTAAATATGTATTACCAAGTAAAGTAATTACACTTTTTGCAAAATTATCAAAAGAATCTGCATTAATAACTATCTTCTCTTCATCCATGAATTTAGTCATAATATGCTTTACTCTTTTCATTTGAGATTGCAATTTCTTTTCCCAACCTTCGTTGGCTGTATCTATTGGCCATTCAAAATGATTTAACTTAGATCCCTCACTTGAAGTAAATTCAAATTTAAGAAATGCATTACCATTACTAGCCGTGTCAATACTAACACCCGTCATTTCAACATCTTCACTTATACCAAGCGGAAATACTGAGGTTGACGTACCCTCTGACTTTAAAGTCTGATTAATTTGATACATAAATTTAATTTTAATCGATTATTACTCATTATAGTACTTTTCCATTACTGTTTTAATTGATAGTAAACAGTTTGGAATTAAATAGTCTTCAAACATACCTTCAGGAGATTTCGCAGTTGAAACTCCATCAGATTGTGTTTGAAACATATATTCATTGCTTCCTTTACCATCTGATTTAACATCAGTAAATAAAACAACGCTCGACATAGACTCTAAAACAATTCTATCTAATTGTTTTCCAGCTGTCATTACTTTCTTGTATTGAGCACCCATATCATTATAACCCTCTTCAGAGTGTGCTAATACAAATACATCAATATTATCAGGTAATATTTGATTTATTATTGTAAATATATCATATATACCACCAGATAATTGTGTCCACTTTTCAAATCCTTTAATATGTCTTTCTCCCATTACTTTATCTGTCATCATACGATTAATAGTATCGATAACAACAGTTTTAATATGAGGAGCTTTTTCAGGAATAGCTTTCAAAATATTACATATTTCTACTAAAGAAGATACTTTAGAATAATTCTTATTTTCTTTAGAATAATTCTTTTTCCATCCTTTAAAAGGTAATGCTTTTTGATCACTATTTATATAAAAAGTGGATTTTGGATCCAGATTTCTACTTGCTGTGGATTTACCGGATCCAGATTTACCACAGACAATTACTAAATTTGCCATATTACTTTTCTTTTAATATATAAAAACCTAATTTTAAATAATTCATTGCATCTGCAAATCTACCATCAATACTTTCTGCTTGAGGAATTTTAGGATCCTTAGCATAAGACATAATAGCTGCTACATGTTTATAAAAATAAACACTCCAAG